TGTCGGCTGGTGTTGACGCAGACTACGTGGAGGCTAAGGAGCACCCACACCAAATCGCATATCTATCAGACGAGGCTTGTGAGATCACACAGGAGACATTCGGCTTCCTGATTTTCCAGGAGCAGATCGCACTGCTGGCTCATAAGCTCGGCGGCTTAACTCTTGACGAAGGCAACATGCTGCGCAAGGTGCTGACGAAGAAAGGAACAGGCAAGGGCTCCGTTAAAGATAGGCTTCACAAGAAGTTCCTTAAGGGCTGTGTCACCAACAACATTGGTCGCGACCAAGCCCAGGATCTGTGGGATAAATTTGAGTTCTTCTCAGGCTACGGCTTCAACAAGTCGCATGCGGTCAGCTATTCTATCATCTCCTACCAGTGTGCGTGGTTGCTGAATTACTACCCTGCGGAGTGGATGGCAGCGTTCCTCGACAAGGAGCCCGAGACTAGAAAGGAGAAGGCAATCAACATCGCCAAGAAGTATGGCTTTAAGATCGCGCCTTTGGACATTAACAAGTCAGGCACAGTTTGGGAGATCAGCGACGATGGCAAGACAATGATCCAGCCGCTCACATCTATCAAGGGGCTGGGAGAGAAGGCCATCGAGCAAGTGCTTACACATCGACCGTTCACTAATGCCGAGGAGTTGCTGTTTAACGAAGAAGTGGTATACAGTAAGCTAAACAAGAAGTCTCTAGATGCGCTCTGCCGTGGTGGAGCGCTGGATGACATCGTAGATGATCGCTTCACTGGTAGAAAGCATTTCTGGTCTGCATGCATCGTAGATCGCCCAAAAAATCCCAAGAGATTTTCTGAGAATTTGGAACTCTACAGGCCGGAAGGAGATTTCACGGAGGAAGAAATCATTCAGTTTAAGACCGACTTGACGGGCGTATTCCCGATTAACCTCGTAATTCCGCCGGCAACGGTGCAGCGCTTACAAGAGAAGTTTGTGCCTCCAATTTCGGAATTCGATCTGGAACTACAGGTGTGTTGGTTTATCCCGCGCAAGATTGTCCCGAGAAAAACAAAGAACGGAAAGAACTACTGGATTGTCGAGGTAATCGACTCCAATAACGAACTAACCAAGATTAGATGCTGGGGAGTTAGGCCCGAGAAAGATCGCATTCACTTGAACCGCCCCTATATGGCTAAGTTAAAGTACGACGAGAACTGGGGCTTCTCAACCTACGCTGTAGGTAAAACATTCAGACTACTAGGATAAAAAATGAATATTATTTATACACCGAGCGCACTGCTCAAAGAGGTTAAGTTTAGAAGTGAGAGTTTGCCCGTGGTTATTCGCGTCAATAAGTTTGACGAGAAAGCCGCAGAGGATTTTTCCAAGGATGTGGCGAGAGCACAAAACACAGGGCAACCGGTATTACCGATTATCATTGACAGTTATGGCGGGCAGGTTTATAGCCTGATGTCGATGATTTCCGACATTCAGCACTCCCGGCTCCAAGTTGCTACGATTGTGCAAGGAAAGGCGATGTCTTGCGGTGCTATTCTGTTTAGCTTCGGGCTTGATGGAATGCGATATATGGATCCTAATGCGACTGTAATGATACACGATGTAAGTTCTATGGGCTGGGGCAAAGTGGAGGAGATCAAGACCAACGCTAAAGAGGTCGAAAGGTTAAATCAAAAGGTTTATAAGATGATGGCTAAGAACTGTGGCCACCATGAAGATTACTTTCTTGACATTGTTCACGAAAAAGGTCATGCCGATTGGTTTTTAGACGCGAAGGAGTGCAAGAGACACAAGCTGGCTAACAAGCTCCACGTCCCAGAAATGAAAATTGGCGTTAAAGTAGAGTTTGAGTTCAAATAGTCTAGGCTACTTATTGATATGGGCGCCCACAAAAGACTTAAATGGAAAAAAGCTTTTAATCAATATAAGTATCTTTCCCAAGAATATAAGATAATTAAATCAATTTGTCGGGAAGTGGCGCCCGAATTTCAAGAACACTATGAGGGGCTTGTGGCCGAAAAAGGCCACAGCCTGACAGATTTAAATCGAGACAATAAAGAGAAAATTAAAGAGGCGTATGGCGTTGAGGAAGAAGAGGCGCCCGGAGATTTGCCGGTAGTAGAAAACGACAGCACACATCTTGTTTCCTGTGGCTCTTTTGTCGAAAAGAGCGAAGAGGCTCAAATGAGCGAAGATGAGGTTGCGCTTCATATCTTGTTCTCCAAGCTGTTTAAAAAAATTGCTCTTGAGATCCATCCCGACAAAATTGACGTAATGAAACATGACTACAATCAACGGCGCCAAATGACTGATAATTTTAAGAAGGCGAATCAGGCACTTGACAACAGAGAATATTTTACACTGATGGAGATAGCAGAAGAGTTGGGGATCTCCCTTCCGAAAAATTATGAGCAACAAACTAGATGGATGAAGGCGCAGATTAAAGAGATCGATTTAAAAATTAGACGCGAAAAATCAACTTATAATTATTTATTCTCTGAAGCCGAAACACCGGCGCAAAAAGACAATATAATCCGTCAGTTTGTTCACCAACTTTTCGGACTTAATTTATAAAAAATCGTTGACAGGGCCTTTGTACCTTGTTATAATAATATAGTATCCAAGGAGGGATAAAATGGCTTCAACTAATGAAGAAAGAAAGCGCTACGTCAAGGAGTATATTCGCTCACTGGCGGCGATCGAAGAGTGTATTGAACCATACAAGGAGCAGAAGCGAGAGCTACGCTCTGAGTTCCGAGAGAACGGCTGGCTCAATACTGACGAGATTCGTGCTGCCGTGAAGGCATACCGCCTTTATAAGGGCAAGTTCAATATTGACGAGGTTGTTGAGAACTTCAACATGCTCGCAGGAGACGAAGAAGAGTGATAGTAGAATACACAAAGACACGAGAAAGCGCCCACAGCCCACAGCGTGCGAATCCATCGGACGCTGGGCTGGACGTATTTTATTCAGCGACAGAGCCGCAAGAGATCATCGCGGTTCATCCTGGACAATCTGTATTGGTGCCAACGGGATTGCGGTTTGGAACACCGCACGGCTACATGCTTGAAGTAAAGAACCGTTCAAGCGTGGCAGCAAAGCTCAGCTTGATTGTGGGAGCGTGCGTGATTGATTCTGGCTACGATGGAGAAGTATTCGTTAATCTTCATAACATCGGCCGCGATACGCGCGTCATTCAAGACGGCGACAAGATCGCACAACTTGTGATGGTACCCGTTGTGCCTTTCAATCCTTGCGAGAACAGAGAGGGAGATCTCTATAATTATCCGATAACAATTAGCAATCGAGGCTCAGGGGCCCTAGGGAGTACAGACAAATGAATGTTCAACTAGGGCGGTTTGGCCACCAGATTGTCAATAATCTGATCGCCGAAGGCCTATCAACTGCGTCACCCGGCTCGGGGATGTATCTATTATACGGTCCAGTCCCCTCTTTGCAGTCGCTCAATATTAAATTTGGGCGCGCCATGGAGAAATGGTTTGAAGAGGCAGTTAGAGTCGGACATAATAATTTTACGGTGATGAAATCGGGCGTCTGGAAAGAGATCTCAAAAGATTTGGATTTAATTTTCAGAGACGATGACAATAACATTATCTATTATCGAGAGCTTAAATTAAATCTCAACTTAGATACAGAAAAGATTGTATCCACTTATGAGAAGATTGCACACATTCGGAGCTTTCTGAACAACAAGTATCCTGGGTACGAGATTGACGCCGCGGCCCTTACTTGGGGGGTTTATGATAAGGACGATATGACCGCTCAGTCTAAGATCAAGAAGGCTTCTGAGTACAATGTCGCAGTTGAAGATCCAAGTGCGTTTTTTAAGCTTGTTGGCACAGAAATTAGTAAGCCTGAGTATTTCAGTTATTTTAGGCAGCTCGGGGCCCGCCTGGGGAAGCTTAATGGATAATAAAAAACTTATCCCGATGTTCAAGTGGAGCGGCGGAAAGCGCCGCGAACTTTCGCATGTCCATGATCATTTGCCTGACAAGTTCGACACACTTTGTGAGCCTTTTGTAGGCGGTGGCGCTGTATGGTTTAATCTTGAAAATAGTGATAGTGTTGTGGGAGATGCCAACGGCGATGTGATAAACTTTTATGAAATCACCAAGCAGTATGGCAAAGCTTTTATAGATGACTTGAATTCGGTTGCTGCCCACTATAAACAAACTTTAAACAAATTGCAGCCAAAGATGCGCGAGGAATTCAAGCCATTGGCTGATCTATATTATCATTGGCGAGACGGCACTCATACAACGAAGTACGATCTGGCGAAGAGATTTTACGTATTGAGGAATTTGGCTTTCGGCGGCATGCTTCGATACAACCGTCACGGTAAGTTCAACGTTCCATATGGGTATTATAAGAATTTTAAAACGCTCACATGGAATAGCAGGTATCATGATCTATTTCAATCTACGGATTTTGTACACGGCAGTTGGCAAAATACCGTTAAACTTGCAGCAGTTGGTGACTTTGTTTTTCTTGACCCTCCCTACACCAGAGAGTTTACGAAATATACTCCCGAAGGTGACTTTGGAAAAGAGGAGCATGAACAACTTGCGGCGTGGTTTAAAGAACACAATTCTCAAGCCATGATTATCTTAAACAAGGATGAGTTCACGACACGACTATATAGGGACTACATCAAAGAAGAATATGAATTTTCATATGGCGTGAGATATAGAAAAGACAGACTTAACAAAGATGATGTCACTACGTATCACTTTGTTGCAACAAATTATTAAGAGGAATAAATGAATAAAGAAACACAAAAAACAATGTTTAGCTCAAAGACTGGCGAGTGGTCAACCCCTCAAGAGTTCTTTGACAAGCTTAACTGGCGCTTCGGACCATTTGATTTGGATCCTTGCGCCAACCCACACAACACAAAGTGCGCTAACTTCTACACAGAAGTGGAAGACGGACTATCAAAGGATTGGGCCGGCCATACAACATTTGTTAACCCTCCGTATGGAAGGGGTATTGACAAGTGGATTGAGAAAGGCTATAATACTGCTAAGGATGGAAAATCCAAAGTGGTAATGCTAATTCCAGCGAGAACCGACACAAAGTATTGGCACAATTATGTGATGAAGGCTAACGAGGTATATTTCCTCAAAGGTCGGTTAAAGTTTGGAGACAGCGTTAACAGTGCGCCGTTTCCATCAGCTATTGTGGTGTTTGCGGGCACTGCACAACAAATTTTTGGAACAATGAATAGATAAAGGAGAAAATATGTCTGTTGAAGTTTTAAATTCTGCGTTAATGCAGCTTAGAGGAAAGGCTCACGAGGTATATGGGCTAATAAAAGATATTTATCGGCGTCCTTCCCAAGAGGGAGATGCAGATCGGGTCATGAACTTGTCTCTGCAGCTAGCCCAGCTGGAGGGCGCCCTTTTGACGCTTGAGCAATACGCGCCGGAAATTATTGCGTCTATCGACGCTGAGAATAGCGTCACGCCCGAAGAAGATCCTGCCCCTTCAGTCGATCCGCCTGAAGAAGGGCCCCCTAATTCAATCGGGCCCGATGAGTTGATGGAAAGATCTTCGACTTACAGAAAGTCTCAAACTCAAGACGTTAAGAGGGGCCCGCCCCCCACGAAGAGTAAGAAGTCATGAATCGCAAACAGCGCCGCGCCCAAGAAAAGAAAATGGGGAAGCAAAATTCGCAAAAACTTGCCGAAAAAATTTTCCAGTTCGATCAGTTGCCAGACGAATGTTTGGCATGCCTTAAGCCTTTTGATAAGAAAAGCAAAGAGATGGCGCACACATGGAATGTTGTTGTAAGAGATGAGAACACAGTGCGCCTGTATTGTCCTGAGTGTTGGGAGTTTGCTAAGGGCGTCATTAATAAACTAAAAGAGGAAAGAAAATGAGTGTTAGCAGAATATCGGCCCCCGCGCTACAGAGAATTTTAAAAGGAGAATTAAAAAGACCGATGCGCTGTTTTATAAAGTTTTATAGCAATACGTGCCCCTATTGTAAGCACCTTCAGTCAACCTTTCACGAGATAGCTTCAGCTAACAATACCGATACAATACACTTTTTTGCGTTTAACATTATGGACTTGCCCGGCATCACCAAGCGCTTAAAGTTGGACGGCGTGCCTTCAATTGTGTATGTGAATACAAATTCGCCCGCAAAGCTCGTGGCGCTAGAAGATCCGCCTACGCCGCATGAAGACCTGTATTATCACCCCGCCGATATAATTGAGTTTGTTAATAGGAATAAAGAAAATGAATAGGACATACTCATACGATGACGTGCTGCTTGTTCCTCAATACTCAGATATTCGAAGCCGCTCAGAGATTGATATATCTACCGATCTAGGAAAGGGTGTTGTCCTTCAGCTACCAATTTTTGCTTCGCCTATGGATACAATTTCAGAAGGGGCGATGGGGAATACGCTAGGAAAAGCCGGCGCTAGCGCAATTATTCATCGTTACAATACTATCCAAGAGCAGATGAACGAACTCAAACGAGTTGAATCACCAAGCATCACCGGCGCTGCCATCGGCATCTCTGGCGATTATTTAGAGCGCGCTAGCGCACTAGCGGATTATGGCGCTGATTTCCTGTGTATCGACGTCGCTCACGGACACCACATTATGATGAAGGAGGCGCTTTGGGAGCTTAGGCTCTTGTTTGGCGATGACTATCATATTATGGCAGGCAACGTTGCAACGCTTAAAGGCATCAACGATCTCGCAGACTGGGGAGCAGACAGCGTACGCTGCAACATCGGCGGTGGTTCTATTTGTTCCACGCGTATACAGACAGGTCATGGATTACCGGGACTGCAAACGATTATCGAGTGTGCCAAGACAGACAGAGACGTTAAAATTGTTGCCGATGGCGGCATCAAAAACTCAGGCGATATGGTCAAGGCTCTTGCAGCAGGAGCAGACGCAGTAATGGTGGGCTCTTTGTTAGCAGGAACCACCGAGACACCTGGAGAAATGTTTATGGATGCGAAGGGCGCGCGCTGGAAAACTTATCGCGGAATGGCCTCTAAGGAGGCCCAAGTAGAATGGCGTGGAAAGTATTCATCATTTGAAGGTGTTGCGACTCGCGTTCCTCATCGCGGGCCCGTTACTCCAATACTTGAAGATTTAGAAAAGGGCATTCGTTCGGGTTTTTCATACACCGGCGCCAGAAGCCTAAAAGAGCTTCACGCTAAAGCCCAGTTTGTATCCCAGACCACATCTGGTCTATCTGAAAGCCGCACGCATATCAATACGAGGGACTGGTAATGCCCAATGACGTAGCCAATCCTCATTTGGATAAGAAGGTTGCGTTTGTCGAAAACACACATCAGCACGCTAAACTTATCTTAAAGCTGCGTCACGATGGCGTAACCCAGTCAAAGTTCTTTCGCGCTATTATCGCCGGATATCTCGATGGAGATGATCGCATACAAAGCTATATCGACGATATGAAGCCACAGAATAAGAAGAAAAAGGCAAAATCAAAGCAGTTGAGAAACAAAGGAAAGCAGAAGATGGAAGATTTTGGATTGAATGATGGAGAGATAGAGAATATATTTGACCTCATCGAAGAGGAGCACCCAGAGCTATGAAAAAGATTGATGGCTTACGCGAGTGTTCACGTAAATGTATGAGAAGAAAGAAACAATGTAAAGAGACAGAATGTAGGTTATGGCAGGATTTTCCAGAGGAATATAATTGTACGTTAGTCTCGGTTTATGAACAGGGGCCTATGACGCTAAGAGAGGTAGCTGAACGTGAACATTTGTCATTCGCGAGAATAAAACAAATAGAAACAAAAGCACTAAAAAAACTTAAGTCCTTAAATTTGATAGGTTGTTTTCGATTTTAAGGCTATTATGGAAAGATACTACTATTTATTTTTGAAGTTTATGTCATTAAACAAGGAGATTTTAAGATGGCTCGTAAGAAATTACTAACAGAAGGCGAGATTCGCCAATTTATGAAGCTCGCAAACTTGCGACCTATTGCGCGTACTCGCCTGAACGAGATGTACCCCGGCGCCCGCGACGATGAAGAAATGATGGGCGCTGAAGAAGAGGTACCCCTCGACGCCGCGCCAGAAGAAGCTCCAGAAGAGCTAGAAGAAGTTCCTCCCGAAATGGAGGAGCCAGTAGAAGGCGGTGGCGAGATGGTTTCCATGGATGACTTCATGTCTGCTTTGGAGCGAGCCATTGAAGAGGTCACCGGTGAAGAAGCTGATGTCTCCGAAGAGCCCGGTGAAGAAGAGCTTGAGATGGACGCTGAAGTCGAGTTGGAAGAGCCAATGGGCGAGCCAATGGGTGATGAGATGCCCGCTGAGGAAGAGCCAATGATGGAGTTTGCTACTGGCCGCGGCCACGATGCCGGCGATGCCCGTAAGGGCCGAACGAGTGAAAAGTGCTATGATGGCCGCGATGAGCAAATTGGATGTGGCGAGGAAGCATGCAAGAAAGGCCCCTGCGTAAAAGATGAAAACCTCAGCACAGACGAAATCGTCGCAGAGGTTGCTAGGCGTGTAGCTACGCGTCTCCAGGCTGAAAATCGCAAAGAGCAGATGGCCGATCAGCTAGCCGAGCGCATCATGAAAAGACTTACGAAGTAACTTGACAGAGATATAAATCTGTGATACATTAACCACTGAGTATTATACTTAGTGGTTAATTTTTTGGAGGAATAATGGGCCCATGGTGGATATATGTGTTGGTTTTTTTCTTTGGGTATTTCACCCATAAGACATTTTATTTCTTTCGTTCGTTAAAGATCAGCATTGGCTTAATACGCGTTTCGCAACTAATTAGTTTAGCAGTATTGGCTAAATCTATGGAAAACTTTTATTATTCTCATACTGCGCGATTGCGCCAGATGAGAGAGAACAACGATAGCGAACAGAATATGAGAGATATTCGCCGATCTTTTAACGTGGAGATTGCGAGTTATAGAGAGAGAGCAGTTAAAGAAATTCTAGATCTTCACCCTGGTTTTTATGAGCCAATTATAGATTTCCATAATTGGAAAACTGCTATGGTATATTTGGAAGATAACCGCAAATATGTTCTTGAAATTTTAAAACAGGCCGAAGATGATAAAAAAACTTCTTGATAAAATAGTGTCCAGCGATGACGGCCAGAAGATTGTGCTAGTTGATCCGTCAGCCTTGGGCGCCCCCGCGGAGCCCGATATGCGTATCATCGGAATGTTCTGCGATGTCCACGAAGAAAAGGTGGCTGAGGTTATTCATGCAATGCTCTATTTGAACGAGGTCAATAAGATAGAGAAAGAAGACAGCAGAAGACCAATCGAATTTTATCTCTCCACGTATGGCGGATCCGCCGACGATATGTTTGCCTTGTATGATATTATGAGAACTGTGCGCCAGGAAAGTGAGATACACACTCTTGGTCTTGGTAAGGTTATGTCGGCGGGTGTGTTGCTTTTAGCCGCCGGCACAAAGGGCAAGCGCCGCATTGCGAAGAACTGTCGCGTAATGATCCATTCTGTCGCCGCCGGAAACCATGGAAACCTACAGGATTTAACAAATGAGCTTGAGGCAATTTCCGATTTACAGCAGATGTATACAAATTGCTTAGTCGCCGAGACAAACATGACTGAGGGCGATATAAAAGATATGCTTAATCGCAATGTTAATGTCTATTTATCTGCAGTAGAGGCCGTTAAGCTTGGAATTGCTGATATTATTATGTAAGGAAACAAATGTCTGATTTACGAGAAATTTTGAGAGAAGAGTATATTAAAGAGATTAACAATCTAGACTTAAAGACATTGCTTGAGATGGTGGAAGAGGCTTTAAGTTCTCCCGTTCAAGTAGTTGATGAAGAGGCGCCCCCCGGCGGCGTAGCGATTCCCAAAGCGATGCAGTTCGATCCAGAGAAGGACGAAGAAAAAGCCTTAGAGATGCTTTTAAAGTTGATTCCAAACATTGAGGTTTCAGAAATTGGATGGTCTGACGTGCGCACTCCCGAGGAAGGAGGCGAAGAGATTTCTGGCCCACAACGCCAGCTGCTTGAAGGCTATCTGGGCAATATCGGCAAAAAGGGCAATAATCTTAAAGAAAAACTCAAACTTGTAACCAACTTTTATGAAAATGGCACAACAATGGTCCAGGAAACTGCGGGCAGCGATCGCACAAAACGGATTGTTCAGGCCATTTCGTATCTTGTATTTTATAAGACACTCACTAAGGTTATTACAAACTTTAATGCGTCTTCTGCAGGTTTTAGTTTTGAGTCATTTCTTGGTGCGCTGGTGAATGGTAAGCAGGTCCAGACGAATTCTGGTACAATTGCTGATTATATCGATCGCGCGACTGAAGGCAAAATAATTCCCGTTAGCTTGAAGCTGTATCGAGAGGGAGGTCTAGAGGTTGGAGGAAGCTATAGGGATTTGGTGCGAGATCTTACCATGAGTTGGAAAAAACCTCAACCGTGGGCATCCACCTTTCCAAACAAAATGAGGTATGTGGTGTGCACCAAGACATTAGAGGGAGATGATCTGGAACAGGAGGGCTATATTCATTTTTACCAGTTTGATTTCACACTTGATAATGTTGTTGACATCCTTGCACAGTCGAAAGAGACGTCTCAGAAGTGCATTATGTT